GACAGGGTAGGCAAGATGACTTTGTCGGCCACTGAAGTAGCGCTTGCAAAGAAGATAGGTATATCGGTTGAAAAGTATGCCAAAAACTGCCTTATCTTGATTGCCAAGAAACGTAGATGGAAATGGTTTTTTAAGGAGAACAAATGAGTTATATCGTGGCATCACTGCCGCCCTTGAAGTGTTTTGTAAAACGTGAGTTTCTGTATAACGATCACAAAGGCCATGGCGAGTTGGAGCCGGCAGTGTGGGTTAGTTTGAAGGCGCTGCGCGGTCAGGTATTCAGGATTGAATCCCTGCTGCCGCACTACGGGGCGCTGTACGACAAGCTGCCGATCCATGCTTATGTGTGGCACGCGGACCATGGTAATTTGCCCATTGACACCCTGCAGTTATGGGATTGCATGGGCTATCAATTTACCATCATTGAAAAGATTGGCCTGCGTAACCTTGGTGTGAAGTTCCTTGGCAAAGATAAGGAATGGCATTTCGGGCGCTACTTGTTCACTGTGGACTTCTGTGCTGATGGCATGGACTTGGACACAGGGTTCACAGAAACGGCCGAGGAGCACAAGAGCTTTAACTTTATGGCCTTGGACAACGGGCAGTTTGCCTGTCAGCCCAATAACCGGTGCCTCTGGTATGACCAGAGTCTTGTTCCTGCTGATACGAAGTTTCCTGACTTCCAAGCAGCGCAGAGGTTGTGGACTGTGGACGGCACGCGTAAGTGGTCCGCGGGCGACGATTGGTTTTACAACATTGAGGAGAAGAAATCTTGATGGAGCTATATCGATTAGAAAGATGGATTGAACGAGCGGTGTGGAAAAACCTAGCAATTGAAACGTTTGAGCAGCGCGGTGATTGCCGCCTTGTTTACTACGCCTTGTTTAGGTGCAGAGAACTATATGGAGACACAAATGACTAATGAAGACAGATTGGACGCACTTGCGATGGAGGCCATGGCGGCGGCAATTGTGAGTGGCGGCATACGTAACGCATACACCATAGCACTGGATTCTTATATCCTTGCCACCGAGATGCTCAAGAGAAGGCAATTGATCCTTGAGGCGCGGGTCATAGGCAAGTCTTCTCAATTCATTGAAGAGCTTGAGCTTACTGTGCGGACAAGCAACTGTTTAAAAGAGGCAAAAATCTATACGGTAGGCCAGTTGGAGCAGTGGACTAGGGATGAACTTTTGAGGTTGCCCAATTTAGGCAGGAAGAGCTTGAAAGAAGTTGAGGAGCAATTGGAAAAGATGGGTCTGAAGTTGAGGGTCCCAACATTAAAGGAACTGGTATGAAAGAACTAAGCATATGGGAGAAGGCCATGGGTTGGCGTAAGCGCCAGATGGTCATTGAGCAGCTTGAAGAAGATCCGTGGGTCTCGTCTGCACAGCGTAACTTGGTCCTTGAAGAGGTGGCCAAGGAAATTGAGAAGATGAAGGCTTTCGGGCCAGATACGATAGGCAGTTTTGCCGTCTATATCAGGAATATGAAAACGTGAGTTTCACAAAGCAACATTTACGGCTGGGTAGCACACAACACGTGCATCAATTACAACTTTGTAATAAGTGCGAAGAGATGAGACCACCGGAGGGTGGAATTCAAATGAGTGCAGCAAGATGGATTTGCGCTTGCTGTTGGACAAAACGAGTAACAACAGGGAATTTAATACAACATGCCAAGGCCAAAACCACCCGAGCCACTGATCGGAAGACAAGTGAGGATGTCTGACAGACAGTGGATGATTTTTAACCAACTAGGAGGTGCTGAATGGCTGCGCAAGCAGTTAGAAAAAAAAGCACCAATGCCAAAGAAATATTATGAAGTCTTTAACAATTCAAAAGAAGCTGCAGCCCCAAGAGCAGCCCCCAAAACCTTTGAGCCAAGAACAACTGATGGCGTGGTGGCCTTTCACGAGACTTGACCCAAAGTTATTTCCTAAACCAACCCAGCGCGATTTATCGCAATATGAAGAAAGTCTAATATGAAAGCAACTAAACGTAAGAATACAAAAACCGCACGCGCACGCTCATTTATGCAGAGTAATCCTGCTGCAGCGCCAAATGAGGTAGCAGTGCGGTTTGGCCTGACCAAGCAATCCATCTATGTTCTGCGCAACACAATGAAGAAGAAAGGCTTTGTGTTTCCCAAGAGGTCTGAGCAGTTGGCCACGCTTGCTCCTGCAGGCCGTGCCCTAACAGAACAGCAACAAATGATTGCTGACAAGTTGGGAATTGATCCTGTGCAATACGCTCAGGCGGTCGAGGGCCTAGACATGATGAGGAAGCAATTGGGGGACAAAGCACCTAAACGTTTTATTCTTACCCGCGAAGAAGTGGAGTATGCAAACAAACTAGGAATTTCCTTGGATAAGTTTGGGGAGGAGTTAGAGAAGATGCGGGAAGAAAAAGATTCCCAAGAGCTTGAGCAAACGGGAATTGAAATGTACGAAGACGCAGTAGACGCAACCCTTGACGCTCGGGCCGTGGACTACGGCAAGTTTATCGAGGGCGCTGAAGTCATGCAGATGCTAAAACGTGTTGTACAGGCTGCGTTGAACAATCGTGACAAGACGTTGGCACATGATCAGGCCGAAGCCATGGACATGATCATCCACAAGATTGGCCGCATTGTGAACGGCAATCCTGATGTGGTTGACCACTGGCTAGATATTGCCGGCTATGCCAAGTTGGTAGCAGACCGCCTTGAAGGGCGCGTCCGCTGATTATTTGGCCTCACCCCAGCTCGGTCCGACTTCCACATCGCACCGACTGGGGACTTGCATATTCACGCACGTTGCCATAATTTCTGCTGCACGCTGCGCTTCTTCCTTTGTCTTGACGCTTAATGCCAGTTCATCATGAACCTGCAGCATGGGCATGATCCCCTCCCGAGCAAGAGCTACCATTGCTGCCTTTGTCTGGTCAGCGGCTGACCCTTGGATGAGGCGGTTCAATCCCTTGTAGGTGCCTGCACGCTTGATCCGTTGGCCGTATTCCATGACGGCTTGCTCACGTGGGAGAGCTTTGTTCACGCCCCACTCCATCGGCTCCCAAAGTGGGAACCGGCACTTGCGTCCGAGAAGGGTGCGAATGGATCCGTTGGATGCGGGATGCTCGATCCTTTTCATCACGGCGTTCACCGTGCCTTTAAGGAACGGGACATTCCTGTGGAATTGGTCGATAAGCTCTGACGCTTCGTCGAGGTTCAGGTCAAGCTGTGCTGCCAGTTTGTTCTTACCCATACCGTACATCAAGCCAAGGCCAATGGTCTTGGCAGCTTTCCTTTTGATGCCTGCCATATCGGCAACCATCTGGTGGAAGTCGGTGTTGGGGTCGTGCTGATAGGCGTCCACCATCTTGTCGGCTCCGGGTAAATCGAGGAGCGAAGCGTAGTGAACTAAGAGGCGTGGCTCCTGTGAAGAGAAGTCATTGGATGCCCACATCTCGCCGTCTTCGGGAAGGAACAGGCTGCGCACCATGGGGCCGATGATCTCGTGGCGGGCAGGGACCTGCTGCAGGTTGGGGTTGGCCATGGACAGACGTCCTGTAACGGTGCCTCCATCGTCTGAGCGCATTTGGTTGACGTGGGGATGGATGCGTCCTGTCTTGGCGCTGAAGTTAAGGTACGGCTGCAGGAAGGTGCTGTGCGTTTTGTTAGTCTCGCGCGCCTCCACAATCATCTTGGCAATCGGGTGCTCACAACTATCCAAGAATCCTTTTGTAAAGCTTGGTTGGCCGTTCTCGGTCTTTGCATACTGCAGATGAAGCTTGTCAAAGGCAAGGGCGATGCTTTGTGCGGCCCAGATATCGACGTTGGATCCGACAAGTGACTTAAGGTCCTTGTGGATTTGTTTTTCGCGGGCAATTAATTGGTCAATCAAACGCTCACATTTGGGGCGGTCAAACCGGATGCCGCGGCTTGTCATGTTGTGTAGGACGGGGAAGGCTTCTGTTTCAAGGTTGAAGATGGATTCAACTTCATCCTGACGCATGCGGATCTTAAAGGCTTGCCACAGTTTCAGTGTGAGCGCTGCATCCTGCTCAGCGTACTCTCCCACATACATGGCGGGTAGTTTCCAAAGTTCTTTTTTTGGATGAACTCCGAAGTCCGCAGCGGCTTGTTTGAGCCCTTGCTCTGACTTGACTTCTTGTAGGTAGTCGAATCCCAACGAGTTGAGAGCATAGCTGAAGCGGTTTTCGTCAAGAATTGGGGCAGCGAGCATGGTATCAACGATCCGTCCGTTGACCTTAAAACCACTTGCTTGTAGCCACCCCAAGTCATAGGCGGCGTTATGCATAACCTTATCGGAAGGGTAAGCCAGTACGTCCGTGAGCCATCTTTCCACTCTTCGTCTGTCCAGATTTCCACCACCCTGATGCGCCACCGGAAAATATCCAGACCATCCATCGACGGCAATGGCGTAGCCGACAACGAAACCGTCGTTCCGAGGCCATCCCGGGCCCATGGATTCCAAATTGGGGTCGCAAGTTTCGAGATCAATTGCTATTTCTTTCGCTGTTGACAGGTTAGGGAACACTTCTGGAGCCACCCACTCAGTGGTTGTAGGGAAAAGTGGGATTGTCTTTTTCATATTTTGAAGCCTTTTTCTATATGTTTTGGCAGCACAAGGTGAAGTGTTTGTTTTGCGCGGGTTATTCCCACGTAAAAGAGCCGGTGGACATTGTCCCCGTTACTTGCGTACTCTTTTGCAAATCTTGGTGAGAGGTCCATGAGCAGCAGTACATTGTCCGCCTCGCCGCCCTTGGCTCCGTGGATGGTGGACAGTTTGATCCGGCCCATGGTTGAAAGCTTAGTCCCGCGCCTGAGGACTGCGGTCAGATAAAAACGCTTGTCTTCGGTAATACGGGACAAGGCTTCATGCCAGATTGCATCGGTTTGAAGGCCAAAGCTTTTCTGCAGGTCCTTGATGCTGTATTCAAGAAGCGCTTCGCCCTTGAAAGTTCGGTAGCCCTTGGTTATATATTCAGCGCCAATGTATTTATAGACGTTCCTGATCTCATCGCCATACAGGAACTCCCCTTTGCGCAGCTTTTCCCATGCCTGCACGGCTTTTAAAAGGGTCAGGCTAAGGCTTGGTACCCCTGAGCGCTCAAAAAGGATTCCAGAGGCCCTGAGCCATTCATGAATAGGATTCAAAAGATAGTTGGTGCTGCCCATGATGAGCCATTGGCCGTCATCAATGGGTACATCTTCAAACCGGTAGTAGGTTTTGACTGCGCCCTCGTAGTCGCGGGGCTTCCATT